GCTTGGTATCGGTGAGATCGATAACCGGCAGACCCATCAGCTCGTACAGCAGCCGTTGTGTCTGAGGGCCACTGTTCGGATTGAATGCCTTGTCGGCAAACGCATCAGTGTGCTTGGGCAGGATCTTCCCTGGATTCTTGGCTTTCGCCTTGCGTCCTTCGAAGTCCTTCTCCCATTCCGACTTCTGTAAGATCAGATTGAACATCTTGATCACCGGACTGTTGGTGAGCGTGTCCAGGTAACCATTAGCCAGTGTTTCCAGATTCTTCTTGGCGTGCTGGATTCGTTCCTGGTTCATAGGCATCCCGGTCAGCTCGATCTGAATGATTAGCTTGAGACTAGGGAGCATCAGGGAGAAATACAGGTCTTCCTGCTTGTCCTGAACCATGATCGGGTAATACTTGTTGTGCACATAACGGGTGGATAAGGCATCGACCAGGTTGTACTGGAGTAGCTCCTTGAGTGGGATCTTCCGGATATCGTTGATTTCCTCGACTGCCCAGTTACCGGCAAACTCATGGGCCAGTGCCTTGAGGCCGAGCACATTGCCTGCCGTGGAGTTGGTAGCCAGGTAGGCGATCACCTTGGTGTCGTCGATGTGCCTGGACATGATTTCCAGTCCCTGCAGCAACCCTTCGGTGTCCAGGGCATCCTTCATCCAGAGGGTATAAATGAGCACCTTCACATCGTAGGCGGCGTTGTGCCAGATCATCTTGCCCTGGTAGTGGGTGAAGAACTCTTTGAGCAAACCCCGGATTTCCGTGTTTTGCTTGAAGTACCCGTAGTACGCAGCAATATCGATGGGGCACGCTCTATCAGGGAAACCATCAGCACCCCAGATTTCCTTGTAGTCGCAAGCGAAGGCGATCCCGTTGTGCTCATCCCAGGCGAAACTGATGGTCCCGATGCCAGCCTCGTTAAAACGCAGCGAGAAGGCTTCGATGTCACAGGTGAGGCTTGGGTATGCCAGAATGCCTCGGAGCGCAGCAGCGATGCACTGTGAGGTTTCTGGGTAGCTTGCCGAGTGGATGATATTGGCCCCAAGTGCCTGGTAGCTCCCTTGTAGGTGCGAAACCAAGGTGTTGAGGCTCAAATCTAGTTTGGCTTGCAGATCCGGGTTGTAGATCAGTTGCTGATAGTTCAGCCCTAGTACCACATTCAGGTTTTCAAAGCCCTCAATCTTGCAGGGCAGGACGTATCCGAAATGCGGTTCAGCCTTGCCTTCTTTGGTCAGGGTCTTGAAGTAGGCACCATCCGTCACGTAGAGCGTGGTCACGCCCATGGAAACGAGAGAAGGTAGGAGCTTGGCCAGGTAGTCTTTCATGTACTTGACCGAGGCTTTACCGTTCTGCTCGTAATCCAGGGTGAAGGCGATCATGTCCTTCTGTGCCAGCCCCTTGGATTCCAGGGGATGGACATAATTGGACATGATTTCCTGATGCTTGAAGGCAGAGCCTTTAACCAACAGCGCCAGCGTGTGACGTTCGGATGCTTGAAACTGGATATGGCGCATATTGCCTATTTCCCTTCTATTTGTTCGTACAGTCGCTCTTTTTGATCAACTGAAAGCACTTTTGAGCAAGAAACGCACTGCACAAAGTTATGTACGTGGTGACGGTCTACGTAAAGGAGGCGCGTTTTCCACGCTTGAGGGACACACTCTCGATGCCACCTGATGACTCGGACGATGTTGTGCTGACAGAGCAACTGACGCAGGGCTGCAAACATGTTTTCTCCTAGATTAGTAGGTTGGTGACCATGCGTTGCTTTACAAGGTCGATGTAGTGTTGATTCTTGGCTTGCATCTCCTGTACCTGTTCCTCAGTCAATCGCTTGGTCCGGCAAGGGCAAGACTCGATCAGCTTTTGGATCGGTTGGTGTAGCGAGCTAGGGAACACACGCAGGTAGTCATGCAGGTCATTCGACGCATTAAGCACCTGGTTGATGAATCCCAGCACGTAGGGAACCTCCTGATCATTAAGCTGCTTGATGTCATGGAGGTAACTGTCCATCTCGGCAGCAAGCTGGGGTACCAAGCGATTCATCTTTCTTGGCGGTGCCTTGGGATCGTTGGAGTAGAGATTCCCCTTGTAGGTGAATGAATTATGGCTGGCTCCCAGAATCGCGGTATTGCGTTGAATCAGGGAATCCAGTCGGGATTTGAATTGCTTCTGGACCGGATCGTAGAGGAAGGCATACAGCATGTCCTTGATCTGCTGTTTGGTCCGAGGATCATGCTGTAGCACTTCACTCATGGGTTACTTTTCTCCAGCAATTCGGTTGAGAAGGGCATCGATCTGGGTCATGTCGTACCCGTTCTTGCGGAGGAATCGATGTGCTTGGCCAATAAGGCACTCAAACATCTCAGGTGCAGCTTTCAACAACCGGGCATTGGCCTGCTCCCGTTCCATGGCAATTTGTTGCCAGAGTTTCTGAGGTGGGGTTTTCTTGTTTCGCCACGGCTCAACCAGAGCACTGTTCTGGGTACAGAGTGTGGCGATGGGAATTCCGTCCGCACCGACGATCTGGAAATTGCGTTCCAGTTCGTTACTGCAGAGCTTCCATGGTCCGGGGGTGTGGTTCATACCAAATCTCCTGTCAGGAATACTTGTTCACGGGCACGGGATACGCCGACATAGAGCATCCGTGCAATTTGGTCGCCACTGTTGCAGCGGGCGATGTCATCGAGGTCAATGAAGACCCTATCGAAGGTACTGCCCTGGGCCTTGTTGATCGTGCAGGCATAGGCTGCCCGGAGATCAATCCAGCGGTTCTCGGCTTCTTCCACCACGTCGAACCATTCCATTGCCCTGGCTTGCTTGATCAGGGCTTTCTTGGCTTCCAGGGATTTCGGAAAGAACAGCTCGAACTGGTAGTCGATGGTCATCCAGTTGCCAAGCACACCATGCTTCTCGGTGTCCACGCTGATGCCAGTGATGCACACCAACTGATCGGTCTTGATCGTCTTCTTGTTGGCACTGACGAACTTGTTGCAGACTGCGTAATCACCGATCTGGAAGTTGGGATCGCCCAGTGCCCGGTCACGGATGTGATGGTTGTAGTCGATCACCCGCTTGTTAGTCCAAGCCAAGAACTTGGAGTGGGAGTAGCGCCAGTCCGGCTGACAGAACTCAGCTTCGATGGCCTTGTTGAAGGTGTCCCGATTCAGGTACTGAATGTGGTGGCCATCCGGTGTGAACTTGAAGAACTCTCCACTGGTCACGGTTTCCCGGAACTTGGTGGAGAGATCCACGATGGGATTGCCTTCAGCCTGTCGGACTACCTGACTGAGCTTGGCCTTCATGAAGTGAGTTGCATCAAACACTGGCGTAGCCGAAGACTTCACCGGGGTCAGTTGGGCGGGGTCACCCATGAAGACGATCTTACAGTTCCGGGTGAGCTTGAAGATGTACCCCAACAACTCCGGATCGATGTAGCTGGCTTCATCGATAAAAAGGATGTGCCCTTCCTTGAAGGAATTCTGCTTGGAAGGGACGAGCTTGGTGGTGTTGGTTTTGAAGTCCGTGCTGACACGCAGGCCCAGGTAGGAATGGATGGTAGCAACACCCCTCCCCGTGATCATCCCGAAATTCTCGGCTGCCTTGTTGGTGGTGGCCGTCAGCTCGACATCGTAGTGCTTGAGCTTCGGATTGATCAGACGAGCTGATTTCATCAAGCTCGGCAGTTTGTCGAGCAGTGTTTTGACCAGTGTGGTTTTCCCGGTCCCGCTATATCCTTCCAGTACAAACACCTGTTCGGCGGGATCAGTCAGAAACTGAGTGAATTTCTCCATCGCATTCTGCTGATCGGAGGTTAAGGTAATAGCGGTCATGGGAATCCTCGATTATGCCTCTTATTCAATAAGGGGCACTTTGTTTTTAAATGTCGTAATGAATCACCTTGCCAAATGGCGCAGTAAATTTCGGGGAATTGTGGATTAACCAGACGGTATTGGATTTACATTCATCCATATAAAAATTGAACTCACCGTCAGTAAATACCAATAAGAGTTTTGGTTTATTCTCATTGGCCCATTGGAGTACTGGCTCGATTCGGGTTCCTCCACGACCGACGAATTTTACATTCATCAATTCCCGAATATTCCGGACTTCATTTACCGATTTGATTTTTGAATCAAATTGAACCAGGGTTATTTTGTCCGGTTTCATCATTTTGAGAATACCGTGGGTTTCGGAAACAAAACGGTGAAAATCGGTATCGGATACTGAGCTTGAAGCATCTACGGCAATGGCAATATCCATCAGCTTTTCGCTAAACATACTCGGGAGATAATGATTGGGGAAGAATCTCCGATTAGGTTTTCTCCAGGAATAATCATGCTTGGAGAGATTCTGAATATATTTCTGGAGAATCCTTTGCCAAGGCAATTTAGGGTCCAATAATCGATTCAGGAATATCTCGATATCCCCTGGGATAGTGCCTGGGGCATCTCCCTGCAATTTGGATTGCATGGCTGCCCGAATCAGGATTTCCTCCACCTCATGGGTGATTTCTTCCACAGAGCCTGTTGGAGCTTCCAGGTCACATTGATACGACTCACTCGGGGGCGGATCAGGGAGTAAAGGGTAAATTTCATCCGAGCTGAGGTCCTTGTACTTGGGGTCTGCCGGGCCATTTGCAGGCATCTTGAAGCCACGGTCGATCAACATCAGATTGATATAGTGATCGCATGCTTGGTTCCACTTCGCGTGGTTACGTCCACCCAGACGGGTCATGTGTAGCAGAGCTACGTGCATGGATTCGTGGACCAGCAGGAAGATGCGTTCCTCGGGATTGAGGGACATGAAGAAATTGGGACTGACTCGAATGGCCGAGCCATTTGTAGCAGCTGTCGGAATCATCCAGTCCCAGATCAGCTTCAGGCTGAAGACGATGGTGGTGAAGAAGGCCGAATCTTGCCTGGCCATCAAACCGATTTTGGATTTGTCGTACGCCTTTTGAATTTCAGGGGTAATTTCCTGAACGGGAGGGTGTGGGATGCCCATGGATATTCCTTTCTCAAAATAAAAAAGGAGGCATGGGCCTCCATAATCACTGCTCGCAAGGCGCAAGGAATGCGCCTGAGTAAATATTATCTACTGGCAGGTTTGGGATACTTCGGTTTGAACATAATTCGAAAGGCGAGTTACTACGCCTTGATAATATTCAACCATTTTGGCCGAGTGCTCTGCCTGGGACTGGGTAACCAACAACTGTCGCTTGGCTTCTTCCAGGTCACGGGAAGCCAGGGAGGTTGCATCAGGGGTTTTGAAAAGACGGAGCAGGTTCATATTGAATTCCTTTCTTGGCGTTGATTCGAATACCCGGAGAATCCTGATATTCGATATAACAACTGCTATGGTTAATCGGCTTGTTATTCCCGTAAATGTTTTCTTTGAAAACATACTCGTTAATAACATTACCAATGAGGGTGGAAACTGTGATGATAATCAACACCACATACAGGATAAAAATAGAGCGAAAAGACATAAAAATTCTTTTGAATGCCGTACCTATTATCTAGATATGGTTTTGGTTAAAACAACTCGGTGGCGTTATGGGCAATCCATTTCTGGACAGCACCATTGGCCATCATGTTGCGATTGCGTCGGACGGTTTCCCGGAGACACACCACCTGGAATTCCAGGGGCAGTCGCTTGATGAATTCCATCAGCTTGTCGAAGTTCTCCGTCGAAGCGTTGTGGCTCAGGGAACCTGTCATAGCAAACAGAATGCTGGGTTCACGCGGAACCGTGATGGCATTCGGATTGGCGATGATTTCACTGATCGTCGGCAAGGAAGCGAAGTGCTTGCAGAAGCTCAGGAACTCACGGGCCACTCCTTCGGAGATCGTGCCAGCCAGCATGGGAAGCATATGGGGAGATCCCATCTCGACCACCTGCAACACCTGATTGGCAAATGCCCAGGTACGTGGTGATGCGTAGGTGTTGTCGGTGTGATCCGGGCGGAACGTGTACAAGCTCCCTGGCTTGAAGTTGATGTAGCTGGTGATCCGGTGATCGATGTCATTGGACGTAGCCCAATCCACCCATTCCTTTGCATCGACGACCAGTTCCATGTGAACCAGGCGTGATTGCAGTGCCGTGCTCATAGGCTGGACGATAGCGTTGTCTGTCTCCAGATTTCCGGCACAGACGACAGCCACGTTCTTGTGGAGCTGATGGCTACCTACCTGACGATCAAGCACCAGCTTGTAAGCTGCTGCCTGAACTGCCGGGGATGCGGAATTGAACTCATCAAGGAACAGTAGCCAACCGTTGTAGCCAGCAGGAATCGAATCAGAGTCCAATGGAAAGGTTTCCATGGGTACATAACCGGAACGATCTCCTTTGATGTTGGGGAAACCGAGCAGATCAGTTGGATCACACTGGCTCAAACGCAAGTCAATGACCTTGAGTTTGTACTCCGCAGCAATCTGATGAACGATCTGGGACTTTCCAGAGCCAGGACTCCCTACCAACATGGGAACCAGATGTGCACGGATAAAAGCCGTGATCATTGCCACGGCTTGCGAGACTTTAACTTGCATGAGTGCTCCTATTGTTTGGTAGCAAGGAAGAACTTGATACGCATTTCAGCGTCTTCCGGGGATTCATCATCAGGGGACTGGCCATGAAGCGGGTTCTGCATGACACCGTGAAGCCAGTCGGCTTCTTTTTCATCGAGGACCAGTGTTACTTCCACAGACTGTTTGGTGGTGTTTTGCATGAATGCTCCTAATTAAGCGCGAGGGTCTTCTGGAAAGTAGTCTTCTTGACTTCCTTTTCCTTCAGGCCACCTTCAATGAAGTATTGATGGATCAGTGTGTTGATCAAGCGCACACCAATGGTGTTCTTCTCGTAGTTCTCGGTGACCACCTTCATGATCGTGGAACAGACGATATCTTTCTGGGCTGTTGGAACCAGTTCCAGATAGGAAGAGAGCAGTCGACTGTTCTCCAAGATGTTTTGAAGCTCGGCCAGCGTGACTTTCTCAAGCCCGTAAGCCAAACCAACACGACCAAGGAACTCGGTCTTGATACCGAACTCACGCAGACGGTCGAGATCGATGTTTTCTTCACCGTTGAATGCCCCCGCAAAGACGAACAGCACATTGTCTGTCTTGGTGTTGATGTACTTGCCGTAGTCACCAAAGACCGATGCTGTGCCTTCGAGCACCTTCAGGAACTCGTTCTGCACACCATTCGTGGTTTCATGGGCCAACGCAGAATTGCTGTTGCCGCTGATGAACAGCTTGTCGAACTCGTCGACGAAGCAGATGGTGGGCTGGCCAGCTGTATGGAGCAGGGGCGTCAGGGCTTTGGACAAGCTGTTGCCAGCAGTGCCTTCCTTGGTCAGACCGGCTGCATTGACCTCGAAGAAGTGGATATCCAACTCTTCAGCCAGGCAGGCAATGGTGTGACTCTTGCCTGAGCCAGAGGGGCCGGTGATGATGAAATGCGGACGAATTGCAGCATCACTGGCTTGGAAGATGGTGAGGATGCGACGGATGTTATCGATGGCTTGGACGGACATGGAATTTCCTTGTTGGGTTACAGGCCGAGGATCAGGCGTTCTGCCTTCTCACGTTTAGCCAGGAGGTGCTGGAGGTACTTGATCTTCTTGCGGCGATGGTTGGAGCAGCGACCTGGGACGATGGAGCCTTTGCCGTACTTCTTGAGGTAGCGTTGGATTTCCTGGGTGGTCCAGTCATTCCACTTGTCGTGAGGTTTCTGGTTCATTTCTGGGTGGCCAGCAGGGTGTTGTGATAAATCATCAACAGGCTGTGCATTTCATTGCGGTTAGTGATGGGGAGCTTGGAATTGGCGAGGTCTACCACTTCCTGAAGTGAACCCAAGGTGGGGAACACGTTCATCGGAACCGCCCGGAGGGACGGCTCATTTCGATTTGGGATACGGGGAAGATTAGGCTGCACTGAACTTGTCCTGGAGTACGCGATTCAGCATGGCGTAATCCACGTCATACTTCTTGAGCAGCTGCATAATCTGGTATGCCTCGCCCTTGATGCGAGCCACCGGAGTAGCCAAGCCAGCTTCAACCAGCACACGATTGATGGTGCGTTCGGACACTTCCATATACACAGCCAGTTCCTTCTGGGTCTTGTGTTTGGATTTGTAGGCGAGGGTGATGAAGTTTTTCTGTGCTTCATTCAAACATTTCACGGACATGGGATGTCTCCTTAAAAATCGGGGGTGTGGATAACAGGCTGTCCTGCTGCTTCAGCGAGCACGACGGTTACATCGAAAGGGCGTTTGACCCGCCAATAGTGGGCAGCCAATCGTTGGGCTTCCAGGCTGGTGTCAGCCCTGACCTCGACTTGCTTGCCTCGGTAGAAAGCGATGTACCCATTCGCCTTCTTGTGCTTCTCCTGTTCGTATGCCCAGGAATTCAGATAGGGGGTGATGGCAAGGCCATCGGTACTTAGGCCCATGATGGCTCCTTGGTATATCGGCTGCGTATAGTCAAAAACGCAAGATTTCGGGATTTAGAATATCGGTTTAGAAGTCTGGAGAAGTTCTTCAGTACTTCTTGGTAATGTTGAGGTGCATCCCCCTGTTCTTGAAATAGGGGATAGCCAACTCAGGGCTGGCAAAGTGAAGTCCGGCTGTACCATCGGTGTAACTGGCCCAGGGTTTTGATGGACTCCACTCAGGGTGGTAGGAGATTCTTCCTCGACCACAAGTGGTTCGGAATTTGTCGCCCTCCTTGTACTCAGGCATGGGTGTGCTCCTGGAATGGGCTGACTGTCTGAGGGATTACTTCTTTTGATTCCCTAGACGAAAAATAGGGAGCACATTCAGGTGCTCCCCTTGAGGTTTGCTGGCGGGAATCAGACAACCAGAACTGCCTGATACCCGATTCATCTTCGTGGTTTGAATATTAAGAGTATCTGCTCGGACGGGATCGCGTGCATCCCCAAAGATTCTGGTCTTTGGAAACTAAGCAGCACCAGTCCAAGGACGATCAAATGACGCATTGCTTCTCCAATAAAAAATAAGGGACAGCCCCTTTCGGAGCTGTCCCTAGCTATTCCAACTCACCAAGCGCGAGGATCGCGCCTGGATTACTGCTTAACTCAACGCATAGTTGGACTGACGGATTTTCTCAGCCAGATCATTGGACAGCTTCGGGAAGGTTCCCTTGCAGCCATGAATCTGGGACAGGATATCGCTGAGAATGTTGCTCTCAGCCAGCTCTGCGAAGATGTTGATGTACTGCTGACGCAGGTGGTTCATTTGGTTCGGATGGCACTTGAACTCATCATGGATGGTGATGACCTCGAAGGATTCATACGCCACCATGCTTTCGCCAATGTCCAGCAACGCTTGGATGTGCTTGTCCGACAGGAACTGGGTCTGGTGACCATCCACAATGAACGGGAAGATCACCACATCAGCCATACCGCTACGCTCGTACTGGCTCACGTAGTAGTCGATCTTGCAGCTTTCATCCTGTATCCGGGGCACCTGCTCGGTGATACCGGCTTGACGCATATCCAGCTCCTCCAGCAAGGCGAGGCAGGCACGCTTGACCACATCAGCGTCGTAGTTGCAGCGACGATGGATGCAGCGCAGCACGTAGGCATCGATGCTATGCACCACGTTGGCCACATTGCTCAGGCCACGCTTGGTACCTTGGTTCTCGTAGTACTCGTAGGTGAAGGTGGCATGGTCCAGCTCATCCACTTCGATACGAGATTCCTTCTTCTCCATGACCTTCACCCGAGCATCGTAGCCATCTGGCAACTTCCAAGCATGGACCAAGGCCCACGGTTGCCACGATCCCAAGAGATCCTGCAACAGTTCCCAGGCACCCGGAGCCACCTTCATTGCTGCTTGATAGAAGGCTTCCAGTTCCGGGGTTTTCTCCCCGAAGATGTTGATCGGTTCCTGCTTGGAGCCATAGAAGGAAGTCATGAGCGCCGTCTTGGCATCCTTACGGGATACATCCAAGGTGATCCCCTGCGAGTGCAACAGCTCATTCATGACCTCGGTGGTCTTGGAATAGGCATCAGCACGAACATTGGGATCAACCAGCCCCGTAGCACGGGCACCAGATTCACATCCAGTAACAGCAGACATGATCTGGATACCGCTACAGCAGGCATCGAAGCCAACCAGATGACCAGTCGGGATATCCTTCTGGGCCTTACGGATAGCCTGCACACCCTTCATGTACAGGGGTTTGGTTTCAGCCTGATCAACCAGTGATTCCAGTTGATCAAGGTTACGGGTAGCCCAATCAATCCGCTCGTCAAAGAGCATCTTGTCATGACCATACTGGTTTGCTACGTCAATCAGAAGGTACTGCCAGCCAGAGAAGGTCTGCATTTGAAGCTCCTTGAATAGATTAGATGTTGATGCCCATGAGTAGGCAGTTCACCCGGACTTCGGGTGGGATATCAGAGAGATTGATTGGGGTCAGACCTCGGTTAATCACGATGTACCACCCATTGGTTTCGGGATACCGGATATAACATCCGTCCGGTAGTTCCCATGTAGGTGGGCTTTCGTCACGGGTGTATTCCCCGTAAATCTGCTGCCCGTAGAACACGGTGATCTTGCTCATGGCGAAATCCCCATGAGAAGCAGGGCAGCACGGAGTTCAGAGCACGCACCAACAGGTACAGGGACCATACGATTCCGGGCATTGACTTGGAACCATGGGTTAAGGGGTGCTACCCTGCGCCACCCATCGTCTTGTTTTGGGATGTACAACTGAGCGTTGATAGGGATAGGGCTGTTGAAATGGGTGAGTTGATGAAGGGAAGTGAACTCAAATTCATCCACTTTCCCTTCGTGATACCAGTAGGCAATCATGCTGGTACCCCTGTCACCACCTCCTGCTTGGCCAGCTCCACCATGGCTTTCTTGAAGGCAGTGCCCTGCGTCGTCAGGTGGTAGCCCTGAACATAGATACGGCCACGCTTATCAACCTTGTGGGTCAGATGGAAGCGGTTGCCATACTGAGCAATGAGTAGGTAGAACTCATAGCTCTGGCGCTTGAAGCTGTCCCATTGCTCAATCTTCTCCTGCGTATCGGCAACGAATGTGGGATCTTCCTCAACACTACTGAGGAAGTCCGTATCTAGTGATAGCGGGATCTGGTTCATCAGGTTCAGCACATCCAGGCAGAGATCACCATCATGGTGATTACCTGTACCCAACACCAATGAATCGTTGTGGGTGAGGTAGCCACTGGAGTAGTTGTTCTCCAACTCCAATGGCTTGCAGACCATGGGAGGCAGGTACTGGCTGTTGGCGATGAACCGGATGGTATCGGCACTCAAGGGAATGCGCGATACCACCACCAAGCTGGCCGAACGATCTGCCTTGAGGATATCGAAGGCATCGGTCAGGCAGAGCACTGCCATCAGTTCAGCAATGGTCTTGATGGCATCCAGCTTGTCCGAGAACCGCAAGCGTCCCGCCATCATGGCAGTAACCGAAGTGAACAACTCCTCGGTCTGACAGTAGGCCACCCCGACGAGAATCTCGGTCACCAAGGTACGTAGGCACATCCCTTGAAGCTGGGCAATGCGCTTGTTCTTGGAGTCGTAGTAGGTCTTGCCCATGTACTCGGTGACGAACTGGATACCCTGTTCGATCTTGTCTTGCATGATCGGGTTGGCTTCAATCTCGTCACGGATGTACTTGTCGATATGCTTGCGCGAGTACTGCATCTCGATGTTTTCCTGCCGTTGAATCTGTTCCAGCGTGTCCATGATTGGCTCCTATTGACTATCGAACATGGCGTACCGTTGTCCTGGGGATACCCCCAAGTCTTTAGGCACACCCAAGTCTTTGTTCTTCTGAATGCACAGCCTTTCGGCCTCGGCCCAAGTAGGGATATCCTTTTTTACGTTTTTCACGCGAACAGGGTTACCTTTCTTGGTGATATAAATATCAAGACGAAACATGGAAATCCCTCCATCCTTCAGGTAGTTGGCAATTGACCGGAGCACCCTTGAACATCGGTGCAATATCCGAATCGGTATACCCGGCCAGACCACAGCCGATCCGAGTGACTTCAAAGGTGAGATCGGGATGCTCAAGGGCAAATGCCTTGAACACCTCCACATGCTTGGCGATCTCAGACAAGGGCAGCGTGTTGATGTGGTGATCCTTGGTGGGAATCCCATAGCTGTTGCCCTGCAATCCCTCGCCTTGACGGTACCGGGCACCGTGGTTGATCACGGCAAAGCGAGCAGCCCCTGCACCGTGGATACCGGCGAGGTTGCTGCCGAATACAAAGATACTCATGGTTTCTCCTAGTAACGGATGATGTGAACAGGTTTCTTCAGGGACTGCATGTACTCGACCATCTGTTTGGTCCCTCTGGATTCACCATCCCAGAAGGCGAGCAGACCATCGGCGAAGTCGCCCATCTGTTTGTTACGAATGAACCCGGCACGCTTGCCGTACTGGTTCCAGTCAGCCGGGAATTGGTAGCACTTGACGCCATGCTCCCGAGCGAACTGGAAGCCCAACATGTCCGCGCCACGGGCCATGCCAGACACAATGGATACAGCGTATTGCGCGAGCGCACCGTCACCATTGGCCAGTCCATCGACGTGCTTGTGAAGCAGTGTGCTGTTCGTGAAGTCACGACCACCAGCGATGATCAGTTTGAATTCCTGCATGGGTTCTCTCCTTAAATGGTTTGGTTTCCTGTCCTACCGCGTCAGCGGAGTCTTTGTGTAAAGGGGAGGCACAAAAAGAAATCGCCCATCCCTTTTCAGGGACAGGCGATTCAGGGAGAAACAGGGAATTAGCTGAGGTCGAAGGCATGCTCGTCATTGGCGGCAGCCGACTGGTATTCCAGCTCCAGCTTGGACAGGATGGTAGCCACACGGCTCGGATCTTCGTTCAGCCAAGCGAGCAGTTCCTTTTCGGAAGCCTTGGCTTCTTTCAACGGGATGGCACCCAGCTTACGGCGTTGGCCGTTCTTGGCCGGGAGATAGAAGTTCAGGAAGCCCTGAGCCTTCCAGTTTTCGTTGTTGGTGGAAGTGGTTTGAGCGACAGCAGCAGAGGAATTGAAAGCCATGGGAGTTCTCCAGAATGGAAAGATGAGGGATAGGGGCAGGATTTGCCATTCATAGCGCGTAAGCGCCGCCTTTAAGTGCTTATTTTTGTTAGTTCAAGAACACTATCTTGGGTAACCCCGCCTCGAAAAGGAGGCGCATATTACTCAAAAGGGGCAGGGTAAAAGTGTGAAATATTTCACACTTTTTCAGGGTAAGAAAGGAGCATTTCCTAATATTCCAAGTGGGCATGGAGCCTATTGATTTAATTAGGAAATACCCTATAAGTAACCAAAGTAGTAGTGGCAACTACTTAGTTGACTTAGATCAATAAAACGCCTGTGCAATGCAGGCACTCAAAGGTTACTCGAAAGCGCAACCGTCATACATATTGATGAAATCACCCGCACACGAGATATCTACGATATCCAGAGTATTGCCCTCGGCAATACATGTGAGGTGATACATGGGATGCAGCAAGTGCATCGAAAGAAGTATGTTCATCAAAGGCTCCTTGGTTATTCGAAGGCACAGCCGTCGTATATGTTGAAGAAGTCCAACGCCTCGCCAATGAGGCAGTACGTATGGGCATCCAATGAAGCAAAGATGTATCCGTCATTGAGTACAGAGCCATCCAATTTGATATTCATGTTTGTTCCTTGGTTTAGAGGAAAGTGACATCAGCAGGACGAACATCACGCTGACCATCATCGAAGAGGACAGTCAGATAGCCTTTGGCAAAGGACTTCACCAGACCGACATGTCCATTAGGGTCTTTGCAGAAACAGAAAGAGAGGACTTTCATTGAAATCTCCTAGGGATTATCCGGAGGAAAGAGAATGGTGATGGCCACATGGATTGCAGCCATCAAAAGGTCGATGACTTTATCCATTTCAATACTGAACCGTCGGGATGTACAAATCCTTGAGGTCTGCCAGTACAGAGGATGCAGAGGTACCGATAGATTTGGCGTACTCCATGATCGGAGTAACCAATTCCTGATGACGGAGCGCATTGCTTTCCATGAAAGCAGCATACAGATTGAGAAGTTGAAAGAAGCTCATTTGAATCTCCTTAATGACAGAGAGGTTGAATGATGGAATTACCAGGACGATACGGATGGGTACACCAATTAGGTAAGTTGTATTCAAAGAGTTGAATCATGAATCCTACCCAGATACCAATGACCAGGAATACTACAACGATGAATAGTTTATCCATGAGACTTCTCCTATTTGAATAGAACCAGTTGTTCCAGATATATCGCGTAAGCGATGCTTTTCACAGTTAGGTTATCGGGTAGATATCGGAACGGAGAAAAGGGAGGAGAAGAGGGAGAATACCTAATAACTACTAGGATGCTACATCCTGATAGTTATTTCCTATAACCCTCACGAGTTGAATGAGGAGGAAATGAATAGACTGAATCACACTGGAGATAAAGAATAAAAAGAGGAGTTCTTTCTATTGGATGGACTATCTCCAGTGTGTGGTGTGTGGTGTGTAATGTGTAAAAGGTTTATACCCACTCCGAAGAGTGGGCATGGGTACTACTTAGGCTGCTTTGACGGCACGGGCTGCTTGCTTGTCTGCGGCTGCCAGTTCAGCGTCGAGCTGCTTCATCTGCTTGGCACGGTTGGCACGGGCTTCGTCACAGTAGGCACCAGCGGTTTCTTCTGCGGTGACAGCCAGATGTTCCAATGCCTTGGCGCCGTGATCCACTGCACTCATGGTGGTGGTGAGGGTGCCGAAGAATTGACGGACAAATACAGAGATAGCGGTAAACATGGTGATACTCCTTATAAGGGTGAATGAAAGACGGTCACGTTAACCATCCATCACTACCGCGACAGCGGTGCATGTAGGGGTAGGGTGGTGGAATCAGGCCAAAAGTTAAGGAGGGGGGGGGGGTGTTTTGTTTTTGACGTTGATGTAGGTAAGCCCTGCACTCATAGGCAAAAATGAAAATTTGCCAGAACCCTTTGCTTAATTATTGAGCACCTACTACCGTACCCATTTTATAAAAAATCCCAGAACCCTTTGCCTATTTTTTAGGCACCGTTATTTTCTTTTCTATTAAGTACTCCGGGGGTTATGAATACTAATTTGTGTACGAATTAGTATTCAACTACTATACGGACCCGATACATTAACTCTCGGGTAACCGTATATTCATGCTAACCCTCGATCAATTCAAATTGGCTTTACCCGATAAGGTAAAGAAGTCGATCAACCAGGAGTTGATTGACCAGATTAACAACACCCTCTCTGATCCAGAGATGTTTGAAAGTTATCGGGATAACCTGATCAGCTATACGAAGGTAATGGCTGATGGGAAATTCAAGGTAACCAGTTATGTGGACGCTGTTCGATATGTCAGTTTCAAACTGATGGGATGTACCAATATCGAGGCGTACACCAAGACATTCCCTGATAAATATCAGCGGTTCATTCAGCAAGGTATTCAAGCCAAGGATATTGCTTCCTACGTCACGGCTTACAACAAATCCAAGCTGGTGAATCTGATCTTCGAACAGACTCTGATTCCCAGCCATGTGCTGAACCAGGATCTATATCAACGGGCGCTGAATGTGCAGGCCGATCTGATGATCAACGCCAAGAGCGAAAAGGTGCGGTGCGATGCGGCGAACTCATTGCTCACCCAGTTGAAGGCTCCCGAGGTGAAGAAGGTCGAGCTGGATATCGGCGTCAAGGAGGATTCCTCTATCGCCGCATTGAGGGCGACCACGATGGAGCTGGCTCGTCAGCAGCGGCTGATGATGGAAAGCGGGGCGATGAATGCACAGCAAGTCGCCCATGGAAAACTGATTATTGATGTAACCCCGGAGATAGTGGAATGAAATCTTATATTGGAATCAAGATGGTCATGGGTCATCCGATGAGTCGGGGCGAATACAACCTGTACCGGGGCTGGGTAGTTCCGTCTGACGAGAATCCTGCTGATGAGGGCTTTTTGGTTGAGTACGTGGATGGAGGCAAGGCGAACCACTCTGCTCATGACGGGTATATCAGCTGGTCGCCCAAAGATGTCTTTGAGCGTGCCTATCGTCCTTCCCTTGGCTTGGACTTCGGGGTGGCGTTGCAGGCTTTGAAGGTAGGTCATCGCGTAGCCCGTGAAGGTTGGTACGGCAAGGGGATGTGGCTGACGCTATCTGGTCCGTTGGGAGGTCGGCGTATCCCGGCTGAGATGTTCTGGAGTAAGCGGAATGCTGAGTACGCTGCCCAGACGATGGATGGGCAAGCCAATGTGCTCCCCTGCATCACGATGAAGACCGCCGATGGATCTATTCAGATGGGTTGGCTGGCTTCGCAGGCTGACATGCTGGCCGAGGACTGGTTTGTGATTGAGGCTGCCCCTGATGGACTGATGAATGGCTAATCATCTCAATAGTGATGGGATGCCTTGGAAGGTTGAGGACTACCTCAACAGCACCAATTACAAGATCAAGCCAGGGTACGTTCCCAGCGATTTCGCACTGGAGTTCGTGACCTTCATCAAGCTGGTCAATGGTGCCGAGGGGGAGGAACACAAGACCCCCTTGGTCCATTACTACATGCTTGATACGCTGACCGAGGGCGGCAAGCGGATCATCAATCTCTGCCACCGAGGCATCGCCAAAACCACTGTGATGGCCGAGTACCTGTTTTTGTACATCGCCACTTATGGTGAGCTTCCTGGCTTCGGTCGGGTGGACCTGGCTTTGTATGTCTCTGACTCCATCGAAAACGGGGTCAAGAACATGCGGAAGAATCTGGAGTTCCGTTGGGAAAACTCCGACTTCCTTCGCCAGTACGTACCGGAGGTACGCTTCACCGACATCCGTTGGGAATTCAAGAACGCTGATGGCAAGGTTCTGATCATCAAGGGCTATGGTGCCAAGACGGGTGTTCGGGGTGCCAAGGAAATGGGGAAACGCCCCCAGCTGGCGGTGCTCGATGACCTGATCAGCGACGAGGATGCCCGTTCAGCTACCGTCATTGCAGCGGTGGAGGATACGGTTTACAAGGCGGTGAACTACGCCTTGCATCCGACCAAGAACATGATCATCTGGTCAGGGACACCTTTCAACGCGAAAGATCCTTTGTACAAGGCTGTTGAATCCGGAGCGTGGAGCGTCAATGTCTTCCCGGTCTGTGAGCAATTCCCTTGTACAAAGGAAGAGTTCCGGGGTAGTTGGCCAGATCGCTTCACCTATGAGTACGTCAAGGAGCAATACGACAATGCAGTGAAGCTGGGCAAGGTGGATACGTTCAATCAGGAACTGATGCTACGCATCATGTCCGACGAAGAACGGATGATCCAGGATCACGACATTGCTTGGTACAAGATTGATGCGGTCCTCCGCCACAAAGGCAGGTTCAACTTCTACATTACGACTGACTTTGCCACTTCTGAGAAGCAGAAGTCTGACTTCTCGGTGATCAGCGTCTGGGCGTACAACAATGTAGGCGATTGGTTGTGGGTGGATGGCATCTGCAAGCGACAGTTAATGGACAAGACAGTAGATGACCTGTTCAGGCTGGCTCAGATGTACCGCCCCCAACAAGTAGGCATTGAAGTCTCTGGTCAGCAGGGTGGGTTCATCCAGTGGATCATGGGCGAGATGATGAACCGCAACATCTACTTCCCCTTGGCTTCGGAAGGGAATGATGCCAAGCCGGGTATCCGCCCGAATACCAACAAGCTGGTTCGATTCAATACGGTGGTTCCCTGGTTCAAATCACGGAAGGTTTTCTTCCCGATTGAGAAGAAGTCCACCCCTGAACTGGCTGAAGCAGTTACCGAACTCAGCCTGGTTACCCCGGCAGGGTTCAAAAGTAAGCACGATGACTTCGCAGACACCATCTCCATGCTGTCTTCACTCACCCCATGGAAGCCCTCGGAAGAGGCGCCCCTGAGTGAAGTCGCTGGCAAGGATGGAATGTGGGATATCGAGTCTCCTGATGTGGTTGTTGACCGCATGGCTTCGTACATTGTTTAAGGAAACCAGATGAAACTCATTGAAGTATTTGACGCATTGGCTGCCGGGGAGCTTTCCCAGCTGGCTATCGTGGACCAAACCACCGGGGTGATTGAGGAAGCCAGTTATCCGAAGGTGATCAACCATCTCAACCTTGGTTTGACGGCCTTGTACAAGCGGTTCAACCTCAAGGAACAACGACTGACCTTCCCGATTACCCAGGATGGCAACGTGTACCGCCTGGATGTGGCCGATATTCTCAAAATCGAACGCATCGAAACGGCAGAAGGGGCGGAACTCCCCCTCAATAATGAGGCTGACCCGTACAGCTGCTTCACTCTGAGCATGACTACGGTTCGGGTGCCCCAGGCTATTGTCGATCAGGGTATGGATCTTCCGGAAAAGTACAAAACCAGTGAGTTGGTTGTGGTTTATCGGGCAAATCACCCCAAATTGGTGATGGAAAACGGGGAAATTGATCCAGAAACTACCGAAGTTGAGCTTCCGTTCAGCTACCTGGAGGCACTTCTCTATTTCGTGGCTTCCCGTTGCTACAACCCCATTGGTATTTCGTCTGAAATCAATCCTGGCATGTCCTGGTCAGCCAAATATGAAAGGGAATGTCAGCAACTGGAGGGTCAAAGTTTTGATATTGACGCTACGGCAGGCAATACCCGGCTGGAAAGGAATGGTTGGGTATAAAAGAAAGCCCCCAAACGGGGGCTTTTGTTGCTTAATCCACTGAGGAGTACGCTCCAGGTAGGTAATACCCGTTCCCGAACAGGCGAACAGCAGCGTACATTAGCCAGGCTTTCCAAACAGGCACGCCGGACACCAGGACGGCTTCCCTGAAGATCCGGTCGGCCTGTTTCCGGGGGAATGTGCCCGAGGCGTATAGCCAGTCATGCAAAGCTGCTGCTGCCTGAGCAATGTCACCCAGCATGTCGAAGATGAAAGGCACCCTGGGCACCGAAGCGAAATCCGTGACGAAGCCACAAGGTACCGTGATCACGGATTTCGTCATGTCGCTGTGGTAAAACAGGGGTGAAATCAGCGTCCATCGGTTGTCGTTTCCAGGGGTGTACCGGACTTCCAGCGTATTCATGAACTTGCTCATAGCGTTTCAGCCAGGAGGAAGAGTCCATCAATCTGATGGTCCGTCATTGTCAACATTTCCTGTACAACTTTCAGGGCAGGCCAATCCCGCCTGATAGTTTGTCCCTTGAACCAGTCAATTTGAATCGCCCGATCCGCCTGGGATACTACCTGCTCCACCATATCGAGCATCCCTGCTCGCAATAGTGCTTGTTGAGCCTGGCGCATAGTGACTTCTTGCGGGACTACTGGCGTTGGATAATCTACGACTCGGGGGGTATTTCCTGACTCTACCCAGCTAACGTAGGCAACATAGTTAGGATCGGTCACGCTTTGGCAGGGGGCCACTTCTACCCCATCATCGTCCCGCGTCACTGACCCAGATTGCAAATGAATTGTGTAGCTCATGTCACCAATCCGTTTCTGTGTAAATGCTTGAGATGTCCAGCCCGACTGCGGCAGCAGCAGTATTATTTGTACGCCAAGCCCGGTGACCTAATGCAGTAGTGTTGGCTGGAAGAGTGACCCCAGGTGTTCCAGGTCCGAGAACTCCTGTGGCAACAAAACTCGTTCCGATTCGCTCAACACAGTAATAAACCACCCCATCCTCATCCGATGGTGCCCAGAAGGACACATCGTAGAGATCGCTTGTCGTCACAGGGAAATCACTTCCAAGGTCAATCGCTGCTTGGGATGCACTCCCCCCATAAAACAGGGAGAGATTCGCATTAGAGGCGATATTCCCAATCCCTATAACGTTCGTCAGGGTACTTGGCTCAACATTCGTCATTGCTCCTGTGGCAGTGGATAATCCAACGAAAGTGCGCCCAACAGCTTGCAGTGAGGAGTCAGAAATCCCGAAGCGACAGGAATAGAAAAACCCTCCCAAGCCCTCTCCGTTACCTAATAGGAAATGTGTTGCAGCAGAGTAGTGTCCACAGGTAGCCCCCGGCGTTGTGGAAGATACATGCCCCAATCGACGCGCACGGGTAAGTGTATTGGTCGCAGACACTGTGCGGCTTGTAGCACCGGCAGTTGTGGGTACGATCATTCCATCTATAGCAGGAACACCTGTAGTACCTGATGTAGCATTCCACCGCCCAATCTTTCGACGCCACAAGGAGGGTTGAAGTACGTAATTCTTCCCTTGTGGATCAACAGCAGCAGGCATCAGGCGCGACCCCTGTTGGCCAATGCGACTGGCGATTAGTTTGATGCTGTCAGCAGGGGGTGTAACAGGGGAACCGTTTAATCCCAGGCATAAATCTCCGTTATCGATTTCGACATTAGCGGCCCCTGCAGTCGTACCTGCATTGTTGAACTGAACTTCCTTGGTATTACCAGCAGGGGCACCGCTGCCCCCCACTGCCCCATTGACGGTATCCCCGGCAGGAAGCTCTCCGAGCTGCCCGTCGATTAGGACGAGCGGGTTGCGTGCGACCATAACGACCTTCCTTATGCTAGAACGATAGGATCGCCTGATTCAAAGTTGAATGAGGTAGCCGAAGTGGCAAGGCCCACACGCTGGACGATCTTGCCAGCACCCGTGGGTGCCACATTGGTGGCCTTGCCCGGCGTGGTTGCGGAGAGGAATTGCACACCCGGCGTCAAGCCAGTTTGCTGGGTATTCGACCCTTCGAAGTAGGCATTGCCTGATGCACCATTCGACACAGCAGCCAGAACGAATCCATGTGCTTCCTTGCCCGAGGTAGATGCGTCAGCCTTTCGCATATTGGCCGTACCGGCGTTGTTCCAGATGTTGATCAGGTCGCCAGCAGCCAAGGCTTCAGAAGCCAAGATGGAAGCAGTGTCGGCACCAATGCCAGAAGGCATCATGGTCAAGTCAATTCGACCCGAACCATCGAGAGCGACGACCTTTCCGGAATCACCTGCCCCGGCAGAAGTGGTCTTGGCGTTAAGGAGGGAAGCGTCCAGAACCCCCGAGGCATTGAGTGCAGGAATCTTATTGGCATCTCCTGCACCGGCAGAGGTAGTCAACGTGGTTTCTTCAGTCAATGTCCCGGCGTTGTTCTTGAGGACTTTGGTAGTAGATGCGGTACCCATAGTGTTTCCTTAGATGAGGGTGATTGGAATCCCGATATGGATGAACATTGAAGTGGGGGTGATCGGGGTACCCACCACAATAGAAAACTTGGCACTGGGGAAAGTCGGGGGTGTCTGGGTCAAATTGCCCTCTGCACCCAGGTAGATAGGTAGGTCCGCTACCCATTGCCAGGAAGGTTCGGTGATTTCGCCATACATGGCGATGGCCACCGGAGTGTCAGTATCAGCGGCATGAGTCGTCAGGCCAACCAGTCGTGTAGCGTGGGACACCACAGCATTGGTGACGTAATTGGCTTTTCCATTACCGTCCAACAACACCACCCGATGCCCACTCAATGGAATGGCGGCCATTCGGGAAATGATCAGGCCACCAGGCTCTCCTGGCTCGCCTTTTTCACCGGGATCTCCCTTGACTCCAGGGGGTCCAGCACGCCCCCCTTCGGTAACTTTGACCGGGGATACGCTATTCCCAGGTTGAACAATCACAGGGGTAATAGGCGAAGACCCCACCACAACAGAAACATCCGGATTATTCGTGGTCGGCATAAATACTCAGTAATTAAATCAATAAAATGAATTGTACCTTGGATAGCCCTCCCATTATTTAATGGGGGATATTCCAGATGCCCAAATAAATAAACCCCCCAGCGATGGGGGGTCTTAATGGGGAGGGTTTATCGAGTGCCTGTCGAACCAAACCCCCCGGAACGATCTGTATTGCCGAGTTCCTCTTTACTTCCTACAACTTCCCAAACAATCTTGGGCACTTCCTGCAGCACGATCTGGGAAATACGCTCGCCTATCGGGAAACCCAATAGACCATACCCGGTATTCTCGACGATGATGCAAAGTTCCTTACGATAATCGCTATCGATGGTTCCTGGAGCATTCGGAATACGGAGTTTGGTCTTGAAAGACATCCCAGAGCGCGGGCGCACTTGGATTTCAAAACCATCAGGGATGGCCATATACAGCCCGGTATGAACCAGCTTGGTTTCTTTCGGGGCAATTACTACGTCCTCATTTGCCCGAACATCCATTCCAGAAGACCCACTGGTTTCATATTTGGGGAGGCCGAAATCATGTTTCAGATTATCCGGATAAATTTGTACAACGATATTCATATTTATTCCTTTGTTTCTCGTTAAAATGTTTGGCATTTATACACGCCAAGGTAATGTATGGAAACAATCACTGAAGAAATTTCCTCGGTAAATGTTCCGATGGAACGGTTGAATGAGTGGAAAAACCCCCCCAAATTATCGGAACTCAAGGGGGATTATCAGGATGCCAAACCATCCTTTGATACTCAGAAAACCCAGATTGCTTTGTGGCTGGATAATCTGTTTGTGCGAAACGCTGCACAAGTGGATACGCCCAAGGGCAATTCCAAAATCGTCCCGAAGCTGATTCGCAAGCAGGCTGAATGGCGATACCCGGCATTGAGTGAGCCTTTCCTCAGTACCGATGACGTATTCAACGTCCGTCCGGTCAGTTGGGAAGATCGGGAAGCAGCCATTCAAAATGAAATGGTACTGAACCACCAATTCAATACCCAGCTGAACAAGACCCAATTCATTGATGAGTACGTACGGACTGCAGTGGACGAAGGCACGGTCATTGTTCGGGTGGGTTGGGAATTTGAAGAGGAAGAAGTCCTCAAGGAAGTTCCGATTGTCGAATATGTGATCAATCCGGAACTGGCCCCCCTGCATCAGCACCTGGATCAACTCCAGGCTGAGTCTCCCAGCCAGTACGAAACGGATGTTCCGGATGAGCTGAAGACGGCCCATGAGTTGTACAAGGAAAACGGGGCACCAATTGAGCCTCGCATCCTTGGCAAGGAGATGAAGAAGGTTCTCCAGACCGTCAAGAACCGCCCCACGGTGGAAATCTGTGATTACCGGAATGTGTTGATCGATCCCAGTTGCCGAGGCAACCTGAAGAAAGCCAGGTTCATCGGTTACAGCTTCGAATCCTGCATGGCCGACCTGCAGAAGGACAAGAAGTACAAGAACCTCAAGCACATCAACTTTGATGAGAGTTCCCCGTTAGCTTCCCCGGATCATGCTGCTCCGGACAACATCGGCAATTTCAACTTCAACGACAAGGCGCGGAAGAAGTTCATCGTTAATGAGTATTGGGGCTTCTGGGATATCGAGGGCAACGGTGTATTGAAGCCTATCGTGGCAGCCTGGGTAGGGAATACCCTGATCCGTATGGAAGAAAGTCCCTTCCCGGATAAGGAATTGCCTTTTGTCGTGGCTCAGTACCTCCCGGTACGCAAATCCTCCTACGGCGAGCCGGATGGTGCACTCCTGGAAGACAACCAGAAGATCATCGGGGCAGTCACCCGAGGCATGATCGATATCATGGGCAAATCCGCAAACGGACAAACCGGGATGCGGAAGGACATGCTCGATACCACCAATCGACGCAAATTCGAAAAGGGGCAGGACTACGAGTTCAACGCGAACGTGGACCCCCGCCAGGGTATCCACATGCACACCTACCCGGAAATTCCGGCGTCTGCCCAGTTCATGCTGCAACTGCAGAACATGGAAGCGGAGTCTCTTTCCGGGGTCAAGTCGTTTAGCCAAGGTATTTCGGGCCAAGCACTGGGCGATGTTGCTGCTGGTGTGCGCGGTGCCTTGGACGCCTCGTCTAAGCGGGAGCTTGGCATTCTGCGGCGTCTGTCGGCGGGTATTCTGGAAATCGGTCGCAAGATTATTGCGATGAATGCCGAGTTTCTCAGTGATAAGGAAGTAATCCGAATCACCAATGACGAGTTTGTAACTATTCGTCGTGATGACCTACCCGGTAACTTCGATCTCCGTCTGTCAATTTCCACGGCAGAGGAAGATCACAATAAGGCCAGCGAGCTGTCCTTTATGCTGCAGACCATGGGCAATAACATGGACCCGGGCATGTCCCAGATGATCCTGGCTGACATTGCCCGACTGCGGAAGATGCCTGATTTGGCGAAACGGATTGAGCAATATCAACCGCAACCAGATCCCCTGGTTCAGAAACAGCGCGAACTGGAAATCCGACTACTGGAAGCCAAGCTGGATACTGAGGTTGCCCAGGCCGGTTATTACCGCGCTAATTCTGGATTGAATAATGCCAAGGTAGGGACTGAGTTGGCTAAACAGGAGCAGATGAAATCTGAAACTGATTTGAGTAATCTGGAGTTTGTGGAGCAGGAGTCGGGCGTTCATCAAGAAAGGGAATTGCAGCGTATTGGTGAGCAGGCAAAGAGTCAGGCACAACTGAAAGCAATGGATCATTCATTCAAGCGTGAGGAAAAAAATAAAGATATTCTTAAAGAGTTTCTATTGAATAGAAAACAATAATTGTTTTATAGTGCGGGGGTTTTAAATAACCCCCGTTCTATTAACTTCCGAAAGCACTGATAGATAATGTCCACTGCCGAACTCCAACAACTTGAACTTAACATCAAACAAGCCCAAAAGATCGTTGACCAGGGTGATGCCCTGGCACGACTGCGTAGTAACCGCGATTTCAAGAAAGTGGTTATGGAAGGGTTTTTCGAACAAGAAGCTATTCGCCTGGTCAGCCTGCTGACTGATGAGAATATGCAGTCTCCGGAAAAGCAGAATTCCATTCATCACCAAATGATTGCCGTGAGTGGTTTCCGTGATTATCTGGATACCCTGGATATCCGTGCCACCATGGCACGCCATGCGGTGGATGCTGATGAAGCCACCCGTGATGAAATTCTGGCCGAGGCTCAATAACCATGACCAACGAAAAACGTTCCATTCTGGAAATGTCGGACGAGGAGATTGCCAATCTTGATCCCTCGACCTTCAATCAGGAACAGGAAGAGGTTCCTGTAGAAACCTCGCAAGAAGCCGATCCGGAACCGACCAGCCAGGAAGCCGAGGAGGAAACTCCGGAAGAGGCATCCGGTGAAGGTTCGCAGGGAGAAACGGCTACCGAGGAAACCCAAGGCGAAGAAGCCGAGGGGGGTGAAGAATCTCCGGAAGGCAAAGCAGCCGCAACCAAGCAGGGTAATGAAGAAAGTAACCCAGGAAAAACTGCTGAAGCCTCCGGGGATGCCGAACAGTCCATCGACTACAAGGCTGCTTACGAGAAGTTGACTGCTCCGTTCAAGGCCAACGGTCGTGACATCCAGGTTAGCGGTATCGACGATGCCATTTCC